CGCTTGACGTGCCGCGCCGGATCCCAGTTCTGGAAAAACTGCCCGGCGAGAATCGACCAGCTGCCAGGGATCCAGGCCATTCTGAGAACTGGATCCACAATGGCGTTGAGCGAAGCGATGTAGTTGGCGTCGTTGCGATAGACAAAATTGTCTTCGTACGTCGAGTGGATGGCTTCGTAATCTTCGGGCACATAGTTGAGCGCCATTTCGCCGACGGGCTTCTTCGTGATCCACAGCGCTTTCACCCATCCGCTGCCGATACCGTTTGGATTGGTCACCGCCGCCATGCGCGGCCGCGTCTCATACTCGACGCCATCAAGCTCGTAGGTTTTGATCGGACAGCGATTCGAACCCTTCAAATAATCCCACTGGCGATAGGTGAACTGCGTGAGCTCCTCCCAGCCGATGAAGAGAAACTCCGCGCCTTGGTATTGAATCAGGTCGGCGTCGGTCTTGATATGCCCGAAAAAAAGATTCGAGCCATTCGGAAAGCGCACTACGTGCTTCGATGCATTGTAACTGCGATAGAGCCCGCGAGGAATTCCTTTGACGAATAGATCCTCGATGCCGCCTTTTTCCATTGCTGTCAGCGTGCGCCGCAGTAGCAGGCAGTTCGAGCCCGGCACAAGCAAGCATTCGCTGATAGCTTCCCAGAGCAGCGCAGTCGTCTTGCCGCCGCCGCGGCCGCCTTCGGCAAGCGGATAGCGCGCGCTTGATTCGTGAAACGCTTCTTGCTTTGGCTGCGGCGTGTAGTAGTCGCCGATCGTGACGCTCTCAAGCGCGTTGCGCCGGCCAAACACCTGATGCTGCGCCGCCGGCTTCATCGAGCTTTCACGCGATGCTTCGGAATCGCCGAGATATCGATCTTGATCGGCGGCGCGAGCTCTTCACCGACAATCGGCTGCACCGGCTTCCCGAACATGTAGTGCATGCAGACTTCCAGGGCTTTCATCGCGATATGCTCGTCTTTCGATTCGAGCTTTTTGTTGAGCAGCGCGATGATACGCTCGCCCGGCAGATTGGACGCGAGCAGCGCTTTGATCTCAACTGTCGCGTTGTTTCGTTGACCGGGGGCACGCCCCCCGGTTCTTTCCCGCCCTCGTTCGAAGGGCCGGCCTTTTCCTGGCATTCCTGATTCCTGATTACAGCCGCAACTTCAAATCAAATCCTGGTCCGAGATCGCCGCCACCACCGCCGCCGGTTGCGAAATTTTCGGTGACGTTTGCGCTTGAAACCGGAACAATCGCTGCGGCAGGACTGAATGTCACGCCGGTTTTCGATGGCGTAATGGTATAACTTCCCGCCGCGAGGCCAGGAATCGAATAATATCCGAGCGCGTCGGAGGTTACCGAACCGCTCGACGGGCCGATATATGTGACCGTTACACCGCTCAGGCCTGCAGTACTCCCGCCAATCGTGAACGCCGTCGCTAGTTCGTCGCCAGACCAGTAAACAACCGACGCTTCAGTGGCGCTATTGAAAGTGTTATTCATCATCATGCCGGGACTGCCGCTCGCGATGCCCGAATCGGTCGTGGTGAACAGCACGTTGCTGTTTTGATACGCGGTGATGGTGGTGCCCTGCGCTTCAAGCCGGAAGCAGTCCAGCGAATTAATCGTGATGGCCGTCGAAGGCTTGAGCACGGTTTGCGATGCGGCAACCGCTCGGACAACCGAAAACGTTCCCGCGCCAATGGTGGTTCCCGATCCGCTTGTCGAGATGATCTGCAGAAAGTACAGCGTGTAAGACGCAAGTGTATTGGCACGCACGAAACAATACGCCGCCGTGTTGCCGAACATGCGGTAGATGACAATGCTTGATGCTTGATTGTTGGCCCAGGCTCGACCTGTCCAGATGCCGGAATTCTGCCCTGCAGCGCTGCCGGTGCCGACGCCGCCCGTGCTGCCTCCGGCGTTACTGAACGTCATTTGATTTGCAAAAGCGCCCTGCACCGTCCAATTGCCTGCATAGTTTGGCGCAGCGTTGAAGCTTTCTTGCGCCTGTTTTGCCCATGCGCCGTTCGGATTGAGCGTGCCGATATCGCGAGCAGTCCAATTTTTCCATCGCGTTCCGGTGACGCTTGGAACTGTTTGGCCGCTTAATGGCGCGCTATGGCCGGAAACGTTTGCGGCTTGCGAAGTAAAGCCAAAATATCCTGGCGCCGCGATTGAAGTATCATCGACACTGCTAAAAAACGATCCATTTTTGAATGTCGCGATTTTCTTTCCAGCAGCCAACAAGGTGTACAGATCGTTCACAGAATCGGGAACACCCGCACTTGTTGGCACAAGCGAAGTTCCCGTGCCCGAAATGTCTTTCCACACTTCGTGAACCCATTGCCGGTTGTCTGTGCCGCCAGCAAAGTACGCGGAATTGTTTCCCCACAACTGAAAATAGGAATTTAGGCCGTCTCCCGACAAACGCACGCAGTTGCCGAGGATGCAATCGGTCGGCGTCAGCCCCGTTCCGGTTGAGCCGCTTTCGCTGATAGCGCCAGCGTTGGCGATCACGAATGTGCTGCCTGTTACGCTGACGGTCAACGAATAAGTTTGATTGTTCGCGGCATTTTGCATCCCGGTGATGATGATTTCCTGGGGTTGCACGAGCGCGGCGCCGCTACTGAGCGTGTAAGCGTAGGTCGCTTGTCCGGCGATGGGCGAATTGGCCGTGACCGCCGTGATCGACAGTACTGAAGTCGGCGGAGCAACAGCGGAAATCTGACTGGTGATCACCTGATCAGGAGTTTGTGGAACGACGGCATTGTATGCAGCGAATGAGGCCGAATAGCAGAGAAACGGTCCTGGCCCGGCGGCTACCGCGTTTGAAATAATTTGTGAGTTAACAGGATTCACGCCGGTTGGATTGACGTAAGTCCAATTCGGGCCGAGTGAAAGATTGTCGGCTCGCGTGAATGAATCGGATGCGGAAGACACTTACATCCCCGTCGAAGTGGATTGATAAATCTTCGCCCAGGTTGTGCCAGGGCCGCCGGTGAATGCAGTGGTGTTCACTCTGACGAACCGCACATTGTTCGGCACCTGCGCGATGACGGATCCCGTGAGCGTAGCCTGCGAAGTGCCGATGATGGCGTATTGCGCGTCCACGTCATCGATCGCGCCCTCGAGTTGCAGCGCAAGCGTGGCCGCGGTCGAGAGCCACGCCATAGTGAAGCCGTAGCCGCCGGCAGGATCGATTGAGAACTGCAGGCCTTTCGCGACTGCAGTCGTCTCGCCCACATCGGTTGGATTGAAGATCACCTGGCCGCCGTCCGGTGTCACGCCGATATTCGGAGTGGTTGCCGGATAAGTGATCGAACCGACGCCGAGCGTATTTAGCGTGACGGCGGTGACTGCAACGTTTGTTACATTCGCGGGCGCGCCTGCAACAACTGTTCCGGTAACTGTCGCGAGCGCGCCGACCGCCGGCACGTTGCCCTCGATCATCTTCACGCTCGCAGTCACCACGTTCGCGGTCACTGCAAGCGCGGTGATGTACATCTTCGTCGGCGACACCCCGAGCGGAAAACTTCCCCAGCTGTACGACGGCAGGCCTGCCGTGATGCCGCGGCGCGGCGTGATATACGGAGGAGCGGTTATATACGGGGGCACTAGCGCCACCGCTTTCTGCTGCGAATCATTGAGATCATCGATTGATTGACTCCGTACATATTGGCCAACTCTTTCTGCGGCAAACGCGAGCGCCGGATTTCCTTCACGTCTGCTGCGGTGAGTTTGTTATCTCTGCGGTTGTGCGATTGATCGATCATGCTGGCCCAGTAACAGTTGCGCGGCGTGTAATTGCCGTTGTTGTTGCGACGTTCGAGAGTTTTGCCGCGCGGGCGGTCGCCCATGTCCCGGTAGAAATGTTCCCAGCCTTTCGGGCCAAGCCAGCGCGAGCAAACCGTGATCCCGCGCCATCCATGGCGCTCTGAACATGGGTGGTTCAGGTCGAAACAACGCTGCTTCATGGCGGCGTAGGATCTGTAGGCGGTACAGGTTTCGAGTAAGCGCATCCGCGCATTTTACTTCACTGGGTTCTATACGGCTACGTAACTACTTTATGTAGTTGGCTCAGTAGTAAAATAAACCGTGATGTGCATCGTGCCGTTGCCGGCAGCCAGATTGCCTGTCGCTTTGCTGATCGTAAACGGTGCGTTATCTTCCGTTGGCGGATTTCCTGCCGTGCCCGTAACGCCGGTGCCGGCTGCCGCCGCGGCCCAGTCGACAACCTGAATGCGCCGGTTCGGTGCCGTCGTCACGAGGAAGATCGCATTCGATGCCAGCGGGACAGTAAGCGAACCGATGGCAAATGAAACCGCGCCGCCAGCATCGGTGTACGCTGCGGATCCGGCCAGCAAACGCATCACGATTTTGTCGATGTTCAGAAACCAGCCAACGCCTGGCGCCGGGATCAGCGTGATCGCGCCGGTGAACAGCGCGAGCAGCTGCGCGCTCGTGAGCGTGATATCGCTGACCTGCAAGC